AGATAAGATTGCCCTTAATATCAACTTCCATAACGCGCAGATCTGCATTATTAAAACTCTTTAACGCTTTCGCAAAGCATAGACCACCATCAGTCGTGGAGAACACTTTTGTGTAGTTCGTATAAGAAACGAAGATCGTGTTACCATCATCTAAGGTAACAGTGTTATCAGTCCCTTTGGTATTCACAATGCCACTTATAGTAACATTGTTTCTAAAAAGAGGATACACTTTATCGGGTGCGTCTGCATGAACCCATTCGGTAAAAGCAGATAGTACATCTGGATTATTCAAGTCTGCCTCTGTAAAGACAAACTTTTTATCACACAGAATAACCATCGCAGTCGCCGCAGGAAAAAGGTTCGAGCCAGAACCCGTATTTTTAAAACTCGTATCTGATTTACAAGTTCTTACTACTGCACTCATGATTAACAAATTTTTGTTTGTGTTACTGTAAATTGAAAATTATCTAAGTTTATACAATCAACAAAGTCATTAATTCCAGAAACAGGTTCTTTACCTGGAACATCAACCTTTGTGTGAATTATCAAATTCGGATCTTTAGAACCTATATGATGATTCCTAGCAAAATGATAGAGAAAAGCTTCGTACACTGGATACAATATTGGTTTGAAAGTATTCTGATAACGAGTCATTGGCTCATCATCTGAATTAGTTAATGTTGCGATAGTCATTCTTCTGATCGTAACATCAGCATAAAGACCAGTAGTTCCACGCTTTTCAGGAAATGGCATATAAAGTGCAAACAATACATACTTAGTTCCTTTTAGCGTAATGCTGTTATCTTTATCTTTCAAATTCTTTAAAATATCCAAAGCATCTCCGTACACATAGTTAATAACGATACCAAGATCAGTTGCAACTTGATATACAACATCACCCATAATATCTACTACGAATACACTTTCGCCTTTCTTTTTCATATATCGAAATCATTTATAACTCTAAATTCCCAAAGATTAATAGGACTCCATTCTGGATAAACATCTATATTTGCGTTCATAAAAAAGACAAATTCATAAACTTGATGAGAAAACTGATTCCATGCGTTCATAATCTTTAGTGATATAGGCATCACTTCAGAATTATCGCCTTTAGGTCTTACTATTCCAACACCACTATTCCAAAGTTGTTTATCTTTAATCCACCAAGTATAAATGTAATCAGCGATTAAACTTCCTCTTACGATATTAGTACCAGAACTTGGAGTAATATCGTAAATAAGTCCACGCCAATAATCAAAATCTTCTCCGTAAATTAAATCTTGAAATCTTTGAGTAGTGCTATCAGCCGCGTATGACACATAAAGTTCATGACCAAAAAGTTGTCTAAGTAATTGTTGTTCGCCTTTAGCTATAAACAATTCAAGACTTTCTTTAACTTCTGGTTTTTGAGCGTTAGGAATATTTATTTCCCCAACAAAAAATGAAGTATCTATTAATAACGTAGATGCTGTAACTGGCTTTGGCATTGTATAACTTTTTATTCTTCTTCAGGTTCTTCGAATCCTTCAGGTTCTTGATCAGTCATCATTCCAATCTGAGTAAGGTGTTTAGCCATATCAGGATGAATCATAACTGCAGTACCTTCTGAATAATAAGGATTCTTTTCGGTAGAGAAAACCCTTACAAACTGGTCTGTATAATTCTCCAGTTCAATTTTTTTATCTTTAGCCATAAACTTGTTTTAGAAAGTTAAGAAAAATGCAATTCCACAAAAGAAAAAATACTACGGTGCTGTTATTGCAGTCAGCACTAATGCAAAGGTGTCATATATAAATGCACCAGTGTAAGCAGTATTAAAATACTGATGAAATGCCAACTCACCCAAGTACGTAATTAAGTTCTTTGTGAAATCATCGTTTTCCCAGCCAAAGGTAAGAATTAATGGTTTGTAAATAAGAATTTTGTAATACCGTAAAAAACCAGCGAAGAAACTACCAACCGGCATAGATGCGTCTTCAATAACAGTTGCACCTGCTATGGTTTTACCATCAGCAGTAACAAAACTCGGCATTAAATAAGTACCAGCAGTACTTGCTTTCGTCATATCCATATTGGCAGAGTCAATAGGATTGATAACTATAGTAATATCACCAGTAAGATTGCCGCTTCTTAATTGAGCAACAGCAGCGCGAAGAACATCAAAATAATTTGGTGTTTTTGTTTTGATAGTTGTCAACGTGTAAGCAACGGCAAGTTTAGTAATACCAGTTGGTGATGTAGCAGAACCTGTTCCACTAAATACAGCTGTATTACAAGCAATAAGAATCTGATACCGAATTTCATCCTTAATCAGAGTTTCCATACCTTTGATATCCCACAGAAGTTCCTGAGCTACTTTGTCTGTAACGGCAACCTTTCTGTAAGTTGATATGAACGTCTGAAGTTGGAATGAAATGTTCGGTTTCAGAACTCCAGGTCCGATGAAACCGGCTGCACCCTGCACATTAGTTTTATTAACCCAACCAAAAGCAGGACTGTCAGTTGCGCCCTTTGTAAGATAATCCCAGAATGTAGGTTGCGCTCTTGGAATGTCATTCACTCCGGCTTCCCATGAAATAGGTGGAAGATACGTAGTTGTAACATACGTATTTGAAGGCAACATTGGAGAAGCTACTGCACGAATTTCCATAGGTGGAAGCTCGCGCCTTGTACCAGCTTTAATAGATGCAATGGCATCTTTGTTGTCGGTAGTCCACTTTTCGATCTGACCACGGAGTGTGAGTTCCTTCTGACCGGAGTTGTTTGCACGTGTTTCCAGTTCAAGAAACTTTGCATCCATGTTTGCGAAACGCGCAAGAACGCCTTCTTTTTCATCGCAAAAAGCACGAACTGCTTCGAGTGGAAATTTCTTCCACTCGTTGTTCATCTTCTCAAACTCTTTGTAGAGTTTGTCAGATGTAAGCGTTTCTTTTGCGGCAGCGCGTACCTGAACCAATAATGCTTCTTTTGCATCAGCATCATCATCGTCAGTCGGAGCATCTGTCTTGAAAGCCGCAGAACCGAAACGCAAGGCGGGATGCCGCCTCATACCTCTGTGGAAATCACTGTTTAGCTTATTCCCACAAAGAAAAAAATTGTTGTGTTTCATTCTTAAAAATTTTGAAGTAAGTAATTGTAATCAACTGCTGTCTTCTTAGCCGGCTTCCTTTTCATGAGTGCCTTCATTATTTCATCGGGCGGCTCAGTCTCCAGAAGTGTCTTATGACGAGCAAATAAATTTCGGGCTTCGAGTTGAACATCTCTTGGAAGATGTTTTATGAAATAGTTAATTTCATCAGTGAGTTCTAATATCGCATCATCTTTGTCTGCTTTGTTGCGCATTGCATAAGTATTGGAATCAGATGCGAGTGATACAGGACTTATTTCGTACAATTCCATTTCAAGAACCTCTAATGTATCTTCAGTTTCATTATAATCAAGTTTATCCCATACTGGATTCCAACCAATAGAAAAATTATCTACGGTTTTGTTGCGAAGATGAATAAGCATCCTGTCTGCATAATCAACTTCATCAAAAGGCTTGGAACGGAAATAAAGACCTTCTTCGCTTTCAGAAAGTTCATCGAATAAAGCCAATGGCTCTTTTTGATTGTGGAAATTCAGCATCTTAATCGGCATCTTAGCGCGGGATTGAGGTCCTCGCTCATTAATACTTTTTGATGCACTTCCTTTATGGAAACGCTCTCTATAATCGTTTACACTGTTCCACATGACTCCATAGCCTGCAACGATTCTACCATCGAAATCACTTTCAACAGCATCGCCTATTGTGCCATCAGAGCCAACAGATAAATTACTGAACTTTATCGGAGCTGAACGTTTCTTCAGTTCCAATATCTTCGGATGAAGTGTTTTTGGCATCTTCTAATTTTTTACGAATGATAAAATCTTTAATTACAGCCATTGAAAAATCAATACCACTTATTTGAATAAGTAATTCGTCCTTCTTTCTTTTAAGTGCATCAAGTGTATCTTCAATACTATCTAACATAATTAATCGTTTATAGGTGATTCATTAGGTTGAGGTTGTGGTTCACTGGTTGGCGGAGTTTCTTTCTTCGGCTCAACATAATACACATCGCCATCTGGAATAGTATCTAATTCAAGCGCTGAAAGAAATTGATTTTTCGTGATGATACCACTTTTATACTGAATATCTAATGCAACAGTTCTATTTTTAAGTCCTTCACCATTTGCCAATACAGCATCTTGTAAAACAGGCATATCTCCATAATAACAAGTAACGTTAGTATCGTAATACGTAGTGTACTTAAGCATATCCCTTTTGTTTTCGGGAATAGTAACATTGTTGATAAGCCAACGTTCCGAAGAAGTTCTGTTTTCATAGGTAGCATTTTTACCAGACATAAGTTCGGCAGGATAACCGAATCTATCGCATATGGAGTCGATACCCTGCCGAATGGTAGCCTTGGTTTCTAGGTCCCCGACAGAGAAACTCATAGGATTCCACTTCAAACCATGCCGTGTAACTACGTACTGCCATTGCGACCAACTGAGTCCGTATTGCCGAAGATCGTCTTGAACTTCAGTTTTCTCTTTTGGAGACAATGGAACGTAACCCGCAACAGGGTCTTTAGTGGAATCTTGTGAAATAAAACCTAACGGGCCTTTCTTCCTCAGTAAAACGTTATCGGCTTCCATTGCAGCCATGATATTACTGATAGCCCATTCGAGGCCTGCTATCTTAGATAGGGGAAGTCCGAACCCGTCAGTTTGAGTCATGTATCCATCTCTGAGTATAATAATTTTATCAGCGGGAATAGTTATTTCAAAATCGTATGAAGTACCTTCGTGAAAAGAATATCTCCACTCTTTAATAGGATTGGGTGATTTTATCAGAGAAAATTTATCGTTATGAACAGGATCAAAGTATAAAGGGTGCATATTCCAAAACCAAGTAGTTGTTTTATCAGGTGATGAAGAAAACTCCATAGTATATACAGGGCAATAGCCATATACTTTCTTATAAACCATTTGCTGCCCTCTAAACTCATACCAATCTTGCATCGGATTAGGGTTTTGCAAACGTTTGCCTACAGCTTTACCATAGCGAGTAGTATCGTAATCACCTTCATCGTTTAGTATCTCCAAAACTCCATTAAGATCAGCGTTAGTTTGTCGATCAATTACAGACGCAAGCGGAGAACAATAAACGTAAGCCCAGTACTGCATCTGTTTGTTTTGCAAGTTCTGCCAAACAGCAGATTCCCGAGTATGCAGTATATCGCCTTGACCATTCAAAGGTATAAAGCCAACATTGGTGCTTGGCATAAGACTAGCCATGCTTCCAAAGATGTTACTCGCTGGATTAGTCAAACTAACAGGGAGTGCATCATACTGATCGCGCATGAGAAACTTTTTTCTGGTAAGATTGCAATAATTTGACCTTTCGTTTTCATTAAGTATATACCTTCATGATACATAACTTCATCGCACGTACAAAAATACTTCTCGCCCCACAACCATCTCTTTCTGTAAACCAAAAAATCAACAGGCGCAAGCGTTTCGCCCTCTTCTACTTTCCTCATAAATCTCTAGCGATTAAAATAATAATAGAGACTAACACCAATAACAATAAGGCAAAGATAAAGCAACAACCACCTTGCGCCTCTGAGTCTGCGTGTTTCATTTTTGGTTTCCACAAAAAGAAAAAATAGTTTGGATTAATAAGCTTTGCCTTTTATGCTCTTCCTTTGTTCCGGAGGATTTGGAGGTTGAGATTCAGGAGTTCCAGTTGGATTAACCTGAGTTCCGCCAACAATCGTATTTCCAGGAGTCATAACTCTGTTAGGATCATTGCTCGGAACGTTTGTTTTTGCCGGTTGACCTTCGGGTGGAGGCACTTGCTCTTGCGGTGGTTCAACGATTTCTTCCGGTGGTGTAGTTTCTCCGCCTTCGCCTTCGCCCTCACCTTCACCGTAAATGTCCTGATAAAGTGATTGAATGTCCAGTGTGTACTGGTTTGCCAACTGAGTCATATCCTTTGCGTATGTATGACTGGTTTCCTGAAATTCTACTCCGGCTTCCTTTACGTAAGTTTCGTATTCGTCAGTTGTAGTGCCACATTCCTGTTTGAATTGTTCGCTAAGTTGACGCAAACCTTCTGCAAATGAGGCTGCTTCGCCCTTTGTGTTTGGATGTTTAGTTTTTGACATTGTTTTTATTTTTAGTTTTAAAGTGATTAAGTTATTTTCTTCTTCGCTAACTTCTGCAGCCTCTACTCTTGATTCTGATTTGTCGTAGTTGTAAACCCTAATTTCCTCAGTCCGGCTGTTAACGAAAATAGCGATATCAGGAAAAGCGTTTTCGATTTCATGCTTCTTAAAATTCATCGTTATCGGACTTGTACTCATAAAAAATACATTGTTCCCACAAAAGAAAAAATACAGGTCATTGGTTTTAGGCAGCACGATAGAAATGAGAGTACACTCCATATCTTATGGCATCCAAAGCATGGTTATACGCATCAACTGGTTTGTTCGTAGGATCGCCAAGTTCGTTGACTTCCCATATGTACTTTTCTCTTTCAGCCTTGATGTTACGACCAATGTAAAAGACTTCATACTCTTTTAGTTTTTCGATACCTGCGTTTAAACTCCCTTGCCCTTTCTTGGCTGCTACAGCACGAAGACCAAGAAGCTTCATCTGTTTAATCATATTCGGCTCATGTTCGCAGTAGATAATAGAATTATCATCGTATCCATTTGCTTCAACACAAGCTTTAATTCGTTTAGCAGTCATGCTACCAGTAACATACGCAATTTCTTCAGCGTAAATCTTCTCGCGTATCTTCTCAATCTTCACAATAGCGGTTGGGTCATTGGTAAATCCAAAATCAATCGCAAAGAAAGGATCTTCCCAAGGTATGGAGTCTACCATACTCCAGTCAGGGTAGATCACCCCTTTCACATTACCAGTTATCCCTCGCGCGTATACCTTCCAGAGTTCAGGGTCTTTAATATTCTCAATTTCCTGATGTTGGCGATCA